TCTGCCTTTGCAATGCTTCCGCATCCTAGATACGGATTCTATTTCTACCCATTTGCTATCGGCACTTATGCTTTTGCCTGCGATGCCGAAGGCAATACTAATATGTTCACGCGTGACTTCTCAATGACGACTAGGCAAATTGTGGAGCAGTATGCAAAGCTTACGCCATCTGGCCAGATTGATTGGTCAAACATTCCATCGCATGTTAAAAAGAATTGGGATGCCGCTAAGTATCTTGAGACTTCAGTTCTTACTACTGTTATTCTTCCTAATCCTACATATAATCCTAATAAACCATCGGTAGATCCTTTAGATAAAAAGTATCAATCATACACCTATCTACAGGCAGTCGGAGCTAACTTGCCTCCGCAATCTTCTTCCGGATTTAGAAACGAACTATCTTTAGGAGAGAAAGAATTTATTAAGACAAGTGGATATGATTATTTCCCTGTCATTACTCCTAGATGGGAAGTTGCACCTGAAGAAAACTACGGAGTCGACGGGCCTGGAGAGATCGCACTCTCCGACATTATGACTTTACAAGAGATGGAAAAATTCAGACTTGAAGCAATCGCTAAACTTGTTAAGCCACCTATGGTTGGGCATTCAAGCTTAAGAAGACATCAAGCATCTATTCTTGCAGGCGGCATTACTTACGTCGATGATCAAGGCGCTGCTGCCGGTTTTAAACCTGCATTCACTATGGATCCGAAGCTATCGGAACTTATTGCCGATCAAATGGAATACACTCAAGCTATTCGTTCAGCGTTCTATGAAGATCTATTCTTAATGATGTCAGGGCAAGAATCAAAGTCGCATATTACTGCGGCCGAAATCAATGAGAAAGCATCAGAAAGAATGGCAACATTGGCACCTGTACTAGGGCAGTGGGATCAGGACTTATCATCGAAGATTATTCAAAACGCACAGATCATTCTTGAGCAAGCAGGACGTATGCCTGTTAAACCGGCCGAGCTTGAAGGCGAACAATTAAGACCAGAATACATCTCGATCCTAGCTCAAGCAGCTAAAGTATCTATGATGAATTCCTTGGAAAGATTTGCGAACTATACGACAAGCATGGCACAAGCGCAACAGGATCCTGCACTTTTAAAGCTTCTTAATGGTGAAGCTGCAATTAGAAAATATGCAGATTATGTTGCTATTGACCCTACGTTAATTTTAGATGAAGATGAATTTAGGGCAGTACGTGAAGGCATAGCAATGCAGCAACAACAGCAAGCGGCTATGCAACAGCAAATGCAATCGGCGGCCATGGCAAAAGATTTATCTGCTGCTAAGGTCGGAGAAGGATCAATGCTCGATACTATGTTGACGGCATCGAAAGTATAGAGGGGAAATGGAAACAAAAGAAATTATCCAACGTGATAGACTTGATGTCGAATGGATCACGTCTACCGAACAAGGGCGCAGATTTATGTGGCGCCTATTATCCTATTGTGGAGTTTACCGAGATATTGAGGGCAACGGAAACGACATGCTAAAACAAATAGGAAGAAGACAAGTCGGATTATACCTATTAGGATTAGTAGCAGATGCTTCTGAAGAGCGTATCTTTGATATGATGAGAGAAGCTAAAGAAAGATCAATTGAGGAGAAATTACATTATGAGCGAACAAACAGAGACACCGAGTCAAGAGCAGTCAACATCATCGACGACATCATCGGAGGTGTCGACACCAATATTGGCGGTGGATCAGAAGGAATCTTCTGAAGCTGCACCTGCCGATTCAACACCTGCACCGGAACCTGCACCGGAAGCAGGCAAGACAGAGCAACAAGCCGAAGAGTACGAAGAGTACGAATTAAGTTTATTTGAAGGTGCAAGTCTTACTAAAGAAGATCTTGAGGAGATTGCTGCCGAAGCAAGTCGTCTTAATTTAGGAAAAGAAGATGCTGAAAAGCTTCTTAAAATTAAAGACTCCGCATACAAGAAAGCAATCCAGACACAAGAGCAACAGTTTAAAGAGAAAATTGCTAAGGCCAGAAGCGAGATCGAAAACGATCCAGAATTCATCGGCGAGAAAAAAGAACAAGCTTTCGCCTCAATAAGCAGAGCAGTAAAACAGTTTGGAGATCCTGACCTAATCGCTCTACTAAACACCCCAGAGGTCGGAAATAATGTGGTAATTGCTAGATTTTTAAAGAGGTTAGGCGATGCAATTTCTCCGGACAGCCTTCCTGGCAAAGGGGTTATTAATAATCAATCACCTAAAGGCGACGATACTTTAAGAAAACTGTACCCAGATTTTTATAAGTAGCTGTAAAAAATTGTTGACTCTAAATTAATATCGCACGATGCTTAAATAGTTGAAGGCAAATATGACGCTTTTAAAAGGAAAATAATATGGCCGTTTTAAATTCTAAGTACCCTACGCTTCTTGACTTGGCAGTTATGCCTGAGAACAAAGATGTTGCCGATGTTGTAAATCTTCTTGTTGAGCAAAACCCAATTCTTGAAGATGCTCCGGCGTTTGAATGTAACAGAGGTTTATCTCACGAAACTACAGTTAAGACAGGTCTTCCTGAAGTAACTTGGGGTCGTCTTTACAAAGGTATTCCTGCAGGCAAAGGTTCTATGCAGACTGTAAAAGATACTACAGGCTTCGTAAACTCTGCTGCAGAGGTTGATACTCGTTATGTAGACATTTTCGAAAAAGCTGAAGAGAAAGCTTCTGCTCGTATGGAAATGGCTGCTGATCACCTTGAAGCAATGGCGCAAGAAGCTGCTACAGCTATCTTCTACCACGACTCTTCAGTTGATCCTTCTAAGCCAATGGGTCTTTCTCCACGTTTTAATTCTTTCAGCGCTGAAAACGGCTCTCAAATTATTAATGGTGGCGGTACTGGTAACGATAACACTTCTATGTGGATGATCACTTGGGACAAGCGTTCTTGTCACTTGATCTACCCTAAAGGTCATAAAGCAGGTATCGAGCGTAAAGATCGCGGTATCATTCCTGCTACAGATGCTAGTGGCGATCGCTTCATGGTTTATCGTGAAGAGTTCTCTTGGCACTTCGGTTTAACAGTTCGTAACTGGCAATACCTCACACGTGCTTGTAACATCGACGTTTCTGATCTTCAGATCAATGCTTCGACTGGTGCAAACATTGTAAACTTACTTACTGAAATGTACTACGCTCATAAAGGCAGAAGATCTAGCATGGGTAAAACATTCATCTATATGAATACTACTCTTGTTAAATTCTTGGATTACCAAGCTCGTCTTGAGCAAGGAACTAACTTGTTCCTTACTTTCGATAAGTACGGCCCGAATGCTAAAGAAGTTCTTATGTTCAGAGGCATTCCTATCCGTGAGTGTGATGCGATCCTTAACAGCGAAGATGCAGTAGTTTAATCCCTACACCAAAAAGAGGTTTATATGATTTTAGATCAACTATCAATTTTCTCAGATGCGCAAGCAATCACTGCTTCAGCGCCATCTCAAAATGTTTATGACCTTGGTGTACCGGGCGTAGCTGCTTACAACCAAGTTCAATTAAAGCGTAGCTTCCCAAAAAGTGCGCATATCCCACTTCTAATCCAAGTTGTTGAAGACTTCGCAGGATTAACATCTTTGAAGATTAAAGTTCAATCTGCTTCAGATTCAGCTTTCTCTTCTCCTGTTGATCACATCTGTCAAGAAGTTGCTCTTTCTAGTCTTAAAGCAGGATTCATCTCTTCTATCGACAAGGTACCTTCTGAGATCAATAACCAGTTCATCAGAGTATTCTTCGAAGTATCAGGTGGCCCGGCTTCTGCAGGAAAAGTTACTGCCGCTATCGTCGGAGCAGTTGACGAGTCTTACAAAGGTTAATTAGAATAATCTTAAGATCATTAACGGACACGCCCTTGCGGCGTGTCTTTTTATTTATGGGGGATATATGGCTCAAGATAAAGTGTCAGTCGTAGTTGAAGCAATTGCAGTCGGATACTACAAAGGAAGAATCATTCGCGAGGGTGAAAAATTTCTATTTGAGGGAAAGCTAAACAATGGTAAATTTCCATTATGGGTTAAAACCCCAGAAGACTATAAGCCTGCTAAAAAAGCAGCTAAGAAGCAATCGCAGGAAGTCGAAGATCTAGTATAAATCTAAGGGGCAGGATATGCTTTATAAAAACGATATTGCAAACCTTGCTCTTGGTCGTTTAGGTGTTTCACTTTACGTATCCGATCTTGAAACTGAGAATAGCCAACAAGCCAAAATAATCAGGCGTCATTTTAGAATGGCGCTTGATACTTTACTTGAAATGCACGATTGGAATTTTGCCACTCAATACTC